GCAACAGGGACACCCGAAGGTTCCGGCATCTTATATTCACTCGACGGGACGAATTGGGTGCCGCAATTCGGCTCCCTCTTTACTACGGGACGCTGCGTCTCTTCGAACGGTACCCTCTTTGTCGCGGGAGGCACAGGGTCTGTACGACTCGCCTATTCCTTAGAGGGATCCGTATGGTTAAGCGCGACCACCTCTCCGTTCTCCACACAAGTCAACGGAGTCGCATGGGGAGGACGCGTCTGGGTGGCCGTTGGCCAGGGGACACACACGATCGCATATTCCTATGATGGAATGAATTGGGTCGGTCTCGGCTCCACCGTGTTCACTACAGCAGGAACAGCTGCCGTCTGGACGGGCTCCGGCTGGATAGCCACTGGCTCAGGGACGAACACGATCGCCACGTCCACCGATGGAATTACCTGGGAAGGACAGGGATCAGCCACATTCTCTACACAGGGGTCCAGCGTGACCTCCCAGATTATTCAGCCGAATACAACCGTGGAACGCGAGGAACCCATCAAAATTCGCTGGGACCTTTCCGGCGTAGCCCTCATCACTCCCTCCGTCATTGAGAAACCGGTGCGTACAAATCCCGGCTACGACTCTGTGGCGAGCAGCCTAGACGCCTATACGGACTCCGCATACCTGCAATTCCGCCCGAAATTCACATCGGGCGCCGTGCGTGTGGGGCTCGCAGAGGCGACCACAGGGGCCATATCATTCGCCATATCACTATTGGATACGGGCCTATACGAAATACAGGAGTCCGGCGTGCTCGTTTCCGCGATAGGTCCATTCCAGAATTCCGATCTGTTTGAAATTGTATTCACGGGGACGAGAATTTCATACAGGCGTAATTCTGTAGAAGTCTACAGCCGGTCTAGAGGCGTCGGTGCGCCGCTCTACGCTGTCGCGCAATTCAGTCTGGGAGGGACACAATTATACGATCTGGATTTCCATCCGGTGAATACGATCACTATCTCCCCAACGAGCATCACTGCATCGCAGCTATATACGAGCGTTCTCCCGAGCGCTCTTGTGACGACCCCCCTTTCATTTGAGCGCCCCATTACGGAGACGGGCTTCCCCCCCTCTCTTTGGCAATTCTACGTACCGATGTCCGGAACACTGGTGACACCCTCTACACAGCTGTACGCCGCCGTGTACGCAGGCGCCACACCCATCTTTTCCACCTCCATTCTTCAGACGGCCCTAAGCCCTGCAGCAAGTACCTATACACTCTCCTATACCCTCTCTACGAATGTTGCGACGACGCCCGGCAACACTCTAGAGGTTCGTCTCTATATGCAACGTTCGCGTGGCACAGTCGCGATGCAACCTCCCACCCTCTCCACGCTCGTCTACAACCTCTCCTCCACGCAGTTTGTGGAATTCAATCACAGCGGCAGCCCATCTGGTGGGCAGACGAGCGACTTCTCCCTATCGATCAGCGACGTCTCTACGCCCACGGGGCAGTATATGAATACGTCAAACGGTGTCGTAATGAACCGGGGATTCGTGCGTTGGAACACTCGACAATACGGGCTAACAATACAGAACCAGTACAATGACCTACAGACGCGGAGTATAACCTATACAGGGGGCCTCTTTACAGCGTCCGACTCCAATCTCAAATATGATACACAGTATGCGGACGTTTCGACCATACACGAATCCATTGCCGCCCTCCCTCTTCACAGATACAGCTTCATACGCCCCTATAGGGACGCGTTCCAAGTCGAGGACAGGCACCAGTTGGGCGTAATTACGGACGAGGTCGCCCAACACTTTCCCTCCATGATTCATACGGCCGACTCAGAGATCGTGCCGTCCCTGAAGACCGTCGATAGAATACAATTCCGGTACGCCCATCTGGCGGCGACGCAACACATTATACAGAGAATGTCCACGCTGCGTTCAAAACTGGAAGGGCATGATCGCGCGAAGACCCCTTAAATAGAACCTCACACATAAAAAGTAGAATGGATCATTCCAAGTATACACCATATCATTCAGACTCTGACACGGATTCCGGTTCACAGTCCGAATCTGATTCGGGATCCGGCAGCGATACTTCAAGCACAGAAGGTTTCATAAACAATGTGGCGAATCTCCCCCTACTCGCCTCGTCCCTTGCCAAAGGTTTCTCCCTCGACGACGCGGCGAATGACCCTGGCGACGGAAAGCTGCCGGGCGCAACGACAGCCACGAACTCTGCAAAGGGAAGTTCCGCACTTCCGCCCGATCTCATTACCGACCAGTTTCCAGCCATAGGATTTCCCATAGGCTCTGGTCCCCCCCCCTCATTTTCCAATCTCTACATCACGCCAGACGTCTCGGGAAATGCCATGGAAAGTTCATTACAGCCTTTGCAGCGGGTTATTTTAATCGACAGCCGTAATCGGGATCGTGTCGCATTCCCTCAGCCTACAAATTTGACGATTCGCCTACCAAAGCTATACAAGGGCGTAACAACATTCAATATATCTCAGATACGTCTGCTCACATCGTTCTATTACTTCCGCGCATCAAAACAGAATATTTATATTCCCATACATGAAATCGGCCGCCAGGTCGTCGGACCCACTGGTGCACTTGTAGACGAGGTGATCACGAATACGCTCCGAGAGGGGTCATACGACATCAATTCACTCCTCGCCGAAATGACGACACAACTCAACCAGACACCGATTTTCTACGACTATCCCGGTGGATTCAACGATTTCGCGACGAAGTTCTCCGTGACAGGAGATACTGCCCTGAATTTCAATTATCCCGGCGATACGTACTACGATTCACTCTTAGATTCGTACATCCCCAATCCCAATATGGATCTTATTATCTCCAAGTACTTCAGCGCACGCTATGCGAATTTGACGAATTACACCCTGGACAATATCAAAATTGCATATTATTACCCGGTCCTAAAGGAAATATTGTTAGATACGGGGTATCCCCAGAACACGCTGAATCTCACGTTGACGACGAGCGCGCAGTATCTATTAGGGGGCGAAACGGTGCGCTCTCGCGTCATTTACACGTTTCAGGGACTGTTTGATCCTGTGATTCTCGAGCTCATCAATTCCAATATTAAGAGCCTTGACACGTACCGTGTACAACACACCTTCCGTTACTATCTGATCAACAAATACAATGTCTCTTACGAGCAACAGTCCAATAAGGTCATCATACAATCGCCCAGTCTGAATACGAGTCTAGTGAATCTTCTGAATTACAAGGCGGCCCAGTATTTCACGGAGCAGCTGAATTTCTACAGCATCACGGAGGAGCAGTATAACAATTTGAACACACAGAATGCCACTCTGTTCGCAGTCGTGAACGACATGTACAGATTCTACCAGCAGATTCTCGCGACCTATTTCGGAATTCCGTTCAATTCCTTCAGTCTCAGCTACCTCGCCACTTCGTCGTTCACACTCCCGATTCGGGACGCATTTAAGGCGGAGGGCATCGCCACGAATTACAACGGGTCCGTGCTCGCGAACACGGTGGCACAAACGGAGGATATCCTTCTTCCGTATCGCAAGGACGCGACCCAGTACTGGAACCGTATGACGGGTCTGCCGAGTACGACGATCGCCTATATGAGCCCCCTGCTACCCGCAGAAGTTGGACTGATTTCCACGATCTCGTTGAACACCTGGAACAATGACCTCGACGACCAGGACTACGCGCATCCATTCGTCCAAAGCACGATTCTAGACCCGCTCAACCCGAATACGACACCGATAGGTGGCCTGTATATGAATCGGCGAACGGCCTATGCGGACCTCCTTGTACCTTTGGAGGCCGCGAATTACACCGTGTTCCGGTTCAAGAGTCCCGTGCGACAGACGATGAAAGTGGAGACTCTTCCTAGGCCGACCAAATACCGCTATCTCGCCTACAATGCCGTCACGTACGATCTGAGTCATCAGGCCCTCTTTGACCTTAGTTACGCCTACGTGAGCGTCCCTGCCAATACGAATATGGATGTCTCTTCGAACACCTTCAACGTTTCGATGATACAGACGCTGCCCGGATTCTCCACCATGGGCACAACGAGCAATTTCGGCCTGTCCTACGCGTCCTCGCAGCAGCTGTGGGGAAGTACGACGAATGTTCTATCCATTATTGATCCGGTGAATTACTATACGCTCTATACACCCTTTCCATCCGACTATCTCACCTGTAATGCACCGGCCTACACGTATCCGATGAACGTCATATTTAAACATGTGCCGACTACACAGAATTCCAATCTGAGCGCCGATGTGTATATGTTCCTATATCACGATCGCGCCGCGTTCATGGCCGACATTTCCGGGAATCGCACGGAAAATCCCATTCACTATAACCAGGTCGTCTCAACCTCTATTGAGTCAAACCCGGTGAGTTCCGTGACCCTGAATTTCACCGCGTATGCGAACCAACAATACTACATTTTGGCGCGGAGTCAGCTCCTGTCGTTCTCCACGGAAGAGTATCAGCTCGTGTCCTACTTTCCGGCCGGCTCGAATTACACCGCGCTCACAAGTTCTCTCGTCGGATTTTCGCCGCTTGCGGACCCGTCATCCAATCTCACGAATTACAATTACGCGGCCGTGGCCGATCCGAATTTCCTCCGGCTTCCAACGGCGAGTAATCTGTATGCCCCGCCAGCGGAGGATATAAGCGTGAGTACTCTCGTATTCGCCGAGGGGCTGATGGGCTACGACTTGTCCAATGTAACAACGGATCTCACGAATTATATTGGCTACATCCCGAGAAACGCCCTCAGCACATCGGTCCCTGTGGCGACGGTCCGTATAGATCCCACGAACGGCTACATTTTCCAGGCGAAATCAGCCTATAATCCCTCTACACAGACGTACCTGTACAGCGGCGCATCGAATGCCATTTTGTCACCCGGTGGTGCGAATGTGTACAGCCCCTCGACGATCCAATACAGACAAAAGAGTATCGTCCAGTGGTACGGGACGACGTTCCTACCTCCCACAGATAATCAGATCCCGTTTAACACGAGCTCCATCGCCTATGCACCGGCGACCCCGTTCACGGCACAAGAGCCGGTGAATTCCACACTTACCGGCTACACCTATAAAAACTTGTACGATATCTATGGGAATCTCTATCTGGGAACCTCCAATTACCTCATGCTGGGCGACGGCGTATTCGGAATCGGCTTCGTTCCGGAACAGGGCGTCTGGAACATTGACCGTTTCTCCTTCAAGAGTATCTTCACGTCTGCCGCCGCCGATCCGAACCAATCCATACGCTACATCGGCATTTTCCCGGCGGCCTACACGTCCAATCGCGCAGTGGGGGACCTGTCCCTATCTACTGCGACCGCCGTTCTCACATTCCAGTCGTCGATTACGTATAATACGTCCAACCAGAATTTCGGATTCGATCCGAACGGTGGGACGTTCTATGAATTCGTGAACAACGGTATCACGAGTAGCAATGCCTACCTCTACGGATATAATGAGGCCTCCTACAATTTCGATATTAATGCCCAATACGTCGCCGTCCCGTTCACGGCCTCCTCCAATTTCCAATATTATTACGGGCTCGCCGGCGCCCCCGTGCCGTACCCGAATTACTCCGAGGTGGAGGTCGTCGACTCCGTTCCGTCCCCCGAGGGGCCGATCTACACTCCGAACCTGGCCCAGTATTTCGTCCCAGGATCCACGATTACGGGGGCAAATCCGATATATGGTCCTCCGACAGGCTACACGACCAGCCAATCAAAATACGAGCAGTCAATGCCGATCGGGACGACGGCCATATTCTACGCCGAGCCGTATCCGATCAATACGAATCTGTCGCCCTTTCAGGCCTGGACGCCATTCACATATGCGCCATCGGAAGTCATTACGACCTGTTCTGACTATATTCTGACCAAGGACTCCATGTACCGAATCTACGGATATTCGTCCAACGATCGTGTACTCGCCGAGACGTACCAGTTCACGTTAGACCAGGTGTTTCCCTCCGCGTCCAATATAGACTACTTGGGCGTCGCCGCGAATGAATCCACATTCGCCTTCTTCGGCCTATCGAACGCCGCGCCGTCCTCATTCATGATCATTCGCACAATGAATCCGCATACGGGGACGATCGACAATACGCGCTCCGAAGTATCGCCTCTCGGATTCCAGTCGAGCGTACAATTACTCGGTATCACCTATAATAATCTGGGAGGCTACGTGATGTCCGCGAAATCCTATGATTCCGGTACGGCCACTACGTCGCTACAAGTGGTGTCCCGGCCGTTCAGCGGCGCATCGACACTTATCAGATTCACGGAACAAATCGCCCAGCCGGATATTGAGTATTACACGATCGGCCAGAGCCCCAAAGAGTTAAACGGGCGATTCTGGGTATTTCCCTATAGGACGGGCGTAGGAGTCCAGGACATGGCCTTCGTGAATCCGAACAGTCTTCACGTGGCTCCGCCGGCAGGACCCTATAGCGCCTCCGTGACCGACCCGACGAATACCGTGTATGCCACTGTCACAACGTATGGCCTCTCGAATGCCGTACCCGATGCCTACAAGTCCCCCTGTATTTTCCGCGACGTGGAAAAGGATCGTGTATTCCTGCTGTCCGACGCGGAGCCCCTGAATTTCTTCGAGGCGGTCTACACCGTTGGAACGGTCGATGCAAATGTGATTAAGTCCATCTACGCCTTCCCCGCGGTACCGGCGACCTTCACGGCAGGCACGTCCGGCGCTCTCTGGACACTCATTGGGAATACCATGTACGGCAATCGCTATAACTATGTGGACGCCCCCAAAAGAGGCGTGCCCGTATGGCAGCTGTTCTACCCCGTTCACCGCGTCGTCTTTCACCAGATCGCGAAGAATTTCAGCTTTCTCAGCAATCTAACGAATCTCACCTATCCAGAATATCCGCATACGGCCATCGCCGTCTACAATAATACCTCGTCGTTCACGGCAGACACGGATCATAAGTGGGGCCTAGAAAGCGCGTTGAATTTCAATACGGCCGATTTCGATTTTCAAGGATATTATTTCAACGCGAACCAGTTCACGGTGCCGCTAGAGGACAATCGCGCCTCGAACGACTTTTATTATATGACTGTCCGGAATTACACACCGACGGAGAAGTCCCAGGTGCTCTTGCGAGTGAGTTTGCCGAACACGCACACATTCGGCTACGTGACTCCGAGCAATTTGACGAACGAAATAAGCACGGCGAAGCATGTACTCGCGACGAATGACCCACTGTATACGTACTATTGGGATACTCAGTACGTGAAATCGCTGGTCACCTTCAATTCATCGTTCGTGATCGGTTCGAATGGAAAGGTATTCGGCGGCCGCGTGATTGACGGATTTCCTGGCTACACGCTTTCCAGTATTTCCGGATTCGGCCAGTTTTATTCCACGTTCCAATCCTTATATACGACATTCTCTACACAAGTGACTCTCGCGAATACGATCCAGGCCGCCGTCAAAACGAACGTGAATTCATTCATCACGACGGACCTGGCCAATATCATTCCGAGCACGGCGCTCATCCGCCAACGCTACACGGACCCTCTTCAGTTTTCCGTGAAATTTCAGAGTCTGCTAAGTCCGAATTACGAGGCGCTAAAAGAGGAGTGGGGTCTCGGATGGAATTTGGGGTACGATAAGGTCGATACGAATTATGATACGGTCCACAAGGGCGAATCCTTTTTCAAGATTCTAGATAATTCGATCTATTTGCGACTCAGCCCGGAATTAGATATGAACCAGATGGATACTGTGCAAAATGAGGACCTGTCTTTGACACAAGAGACGACGGGAGTTACGAAGGCGTTTTTCGGGAAATTACTGCTGGCCCCCTTCGGGAATTATTCACAAACACTCGTGTCCAATCCAATAACATTCTTGAACCCGCTAGGAAAATTGGATAGGTTGACGTTTCAGTGGGTAGACGCCACGGGTGCCATTTTAGACAATGATCAATGCGAATGGGATGCTAGCGTGACTATTGCGGAGCAAATTGACATTACAAAGCCGGCGAAGCCGGTTCTTGTGGCTCCGATACGATATTCGGACCTGTTAAGTTCTATCAAAAATCCTAGTTAATGAAGAGAGAGCGGAATGTCCGACTGCAGAGATAGTCTTCCCGGAAAGCCGAATCATCCGACCGGGCTCGGTTCGCCGACAAATAGTGCGAATTTTGACAGTGAGGGTCCCCGTCCGTTTTTCCCCCCCGTGTGTCTTCGTACCCACTGGGATCCGACCAGAATCATTCAGAGAACACTCCCGGATGAATATGTGCCGCAGGCATTGGATCCTCGCCCCTGGGTGAAAGTCTGCCTCGAGTACACGACGTCGGGGGAGAATGGGCCGGCACCCAATATTTCGAAGACGACGGTTCTTCCTATGGGTGGACAGACCTATCCCTCTTCGCGTTACAGTTCGGCCATAGACGCGGAATCTGAATTACGGAGACTGGATCGCCCTCTAGGAACCTGCGATGCTGACCAGTATTTTCCGAATAAGGGTGGGGACATGTTCTACCAGCGCCAATTGATCTCTCGGCGTGTTACGACGGACCCCTCTAAGATATCGGAACTCGCCTTGCCGCGTGTTGCGAGGACTATTACGGA